CCCTGATTCGTCCCGAACACAACACCGACCGATACTTTGACGCTATCGTGGACACCTCGGTGGAATGGTTTGCTCCATACGCCAAAAACATTCTGCTGATAGGCTACGGCAATCATGAAACCGCTATCATCAAGCACGGGGAAACGGACCTCCTGCAACGCTTCGCCAGTACCCTGAACTACGCCACAGGGTCAGCGGTTCAAGTTGGCGGTTACGGAGGAACTATTGATATCCGAGTGCTTCACGATACAATCCGTGGAGTCAACTTCGTAGTGCATTATTTTCATGGGCATAGTGGGGGAGGCGCGGTCAGCCGCGGAGTAATTCACGATCAGAGGCTCCTTGCCGGAACCGAAGGCTACGACTTGACTTGGATGGGCCATGTCCACGAATTGTACTACCATCAAAACATGATTCACCGCTATGACCGCTCAACCAAGACTCTCATTCAAAAACCTATTCACCAACTGCGTACGGCTACTTACAAGGAAGAATGGGACGGAGGCTACATGGGCTTTCATACTGAGCGAGGAAGAGGCCCGAAGCCTTTGGGAGGCTATTGGTTGAAACTGGAAACATCACGGAATACCAGCAAAGACAACAAGGGTCCCGAACTTCAAGTTCACGCCACCTTCACCCCAGCGGATAGGTTGTACTAACCGGCAGCGGTCAGGTATAGGTAGCCGTACTCTTTCTCGGCATTAAACTGCGGACAGGCCTTGGTAACGCCCGGAAAGTCCCTGTGTCCGCATATCCTTGCGGTAGGGTACTTCTTAAGCCAATCAAGCAGCACCACGGCAATCGCTTGACGTTGGCCGATAGTTCGGTCATCTTTGTCTTTGCCTCCGATATAACTCACGTGAAGGCTCGTAGCGTTGTGTCCCTGCACTCCGTTGGTTACGGCTGAATCAGGAGCCAAGACCGTTACATTCCCGGTTGAGTCAATGATGCGATGATAGCCAACGGACTTCCATCCAAGGGCCTCCTTCCAATGCTTGCGGATGGAGGCAATGGTCGTATGCTTGGGCGTGGCCGTGCAATGGACGACGAGGTGAGTGATGGTTCTGCTCATTCTTCGGGGTTTAAGGCGTGGAAATAACTGACCTGCACTTGGTCTGCGAGGTTCTGCTGACTTGCGATGCTGACCTCCTTGGTCCCGGCCCATTGAGCCATAGCCGGGTCATACCCAAGTAACTCGCAGGCTTTCCGGTATTCGAGCAGGAGGGCGTGGTTGCCTTCAAGGTCAGCGTTGTCAATGGCTATCATCAGCCGTTCCAAGGCGTTCGTGAGGGCCTTGGCAGGTCGGAGGGAGTGGTATTCGTGCATGGGTGTAAATGTACAAAAACCCCTCCAATGCAATCCAAAGGGGGTTAAATAATTTTTTTGCTACGAGGTGGCACAAAATGGAAAAAGTTGTTTTACCTTTGTCATACAAACCAACCACTAAACCTCAAAACCATGAACAATCAAGCCATCCTCCAAAAAAATTTAGCAATCGTAAGTCGTGGTCAGAACTTCGGAATGCTGTTCGGCAAGTTCACCAAGAATAGCGAAATCCACTCGGTAATCTTTAAGGCCATCAAGGCAGGCAAGGCTACCAAATTAGTCGATACCGAGTTTACCCTAATGTATCTCATCAACTAAACCCAACCGAGGGGTGCGACTCGCCAACGCACATTCTTTTAACCTCAAACCTCAAAACCATGAACCACGAAACCAAAGCCACACTCAAAGCAGCCCTCGCAACGGGCTACATCCTGCTGACCGCCTGCCTCGGCATCGCCTTCTTCGGCAGATTCATCTTCGCACTCATCACCAACTAAACCCAAACCAAACCTCAAACCATGAAAAACCTCACCCCGGAGCAACTCGCCAAGATTGCCGAGCCTCTACCACCCGAAGCCATTGCGGCCCACCCTCGCATGGCTGGCCTCTCAACTATCAAAGGAATCTTCGTAACCGAGCGACTGAACCAAGTCTTTGGTGTAGGTGCTTGGGTAGTCAAGACCGACCTTTCCAGTCCCATCACAACAGTCCACACGACCACCAATGCAGGCCGTGAGCGGATTGAATACACGGCAGTAGCCAAGACCATCTTCACGGTTCCTGCCCACGATATTCACTACGAATGCATTGCGTCCTCCACCAACTCCGACCCGGGCGACGCAGCCAAAGGAGCGACCACCGATGCCATCACCAAAATCGCTTCTTGGATTGGGATTGGGATTGATGTGTACAAGGGCAAGCACGGAGCAGCCCCCAAGCCTGCCAACGCCAATTTGCTGGACCTCAACGACAAACTCGGACTGGTTCCTTGCTACGAAGAACGGATTACCGCAACGCTCAAGGCCGACTTCCTTGCTCTTGTGAAGAAACTCCCAGCCGAGCAACAGGCGAAGTTCATGAAGGATATCGACCAAATGACCCCTGCACGCTTTGAGAAAGGCATCCAATTCATCCAAAACCAACTCGCAAAATCATGAACCTACTCGAACAAATGAACGCTGACGAGTTTCGTAAACTCCTTGAGTTCAAAGAGAAATTCCCGTTAATTGGCCTTGACTTGGTAAGGGCCTTGACCGAGAAAACCCTCCCCATCCAACTGACCTTGGGCGAGTGCATCGACCTGTCAAATGCCATCGGCATCCCTTACGGTCAGTACTGCAACCAAATCTTCGACACCTTCAAATCCAAACCATGACCTATCCTACACTCATAACCATCCCCAAGAGCGACATCTGCAAGGCAGAAATCGCCCAAATCGCCCAGCAACTGACCGACCGAATCAACGACGGAGAGGTCAACCCGGTGGAGGCCCACATCAAGTTAAAGGCCATCGTCAAGGCTTTAGAGGCCACCATCAAGGCCACCGAGCAGACCGTTGCCGACGAAGCCAGCAAGCACGGCAAGACTTTCCAAGCCTTTGGTGCAGAGATTACCCTCAAGGAAGGGAGCCTGACCCCGAACTACGAGGAAGACGAAGTGTATGCCGACCTCAAAGCACAAATGAAAGCGAGGGAGGAACTGCTCAAGATAGCCTTTCGGCAAGCCGGCAAGACCGCTATCTTTGACGAATCCACAGGCGAGCAGGTTCCAGTCTGCACCGCCAAGGCCACCAAAGCGTCCATAGCCGTATCGTTCAAATGAGAAGAGCCTCCGATGCCGTAAGGGTTTACAGGTTGCTATGCGACCGCCCATACCGAGCCAAGCAGATTGCTGAACTGCTGGGCAACAAAGAACGCTACACCTACCGGGTGCTGCACGACCTCCTAAATTCCGGCTATGTCGGAGTAACCAAATCGTACTATCACAAACTCGAAACCCCAACCCCAACCATTTACAACCCCCAACCATGAGTTACACACCCCAACCCAACACTTTCACTCTCTTCGCCAACGACAAGGGCGACAACCCGAAACGCCCGGACTACCGTGGCGACGTGATTCTCCCCGATGGAACCAAGATGCGCCTATCCGGGTGGGTCAAGGAATCCAACGGCAAGCGGTTCATCAGCGGTAAAGTAGAGCCAATCCAGCAGCAGACAAGCGGTGGAAATTTTGCACCACAAGACGGTGATATGCCTTTTTAGTGTAAATTTGCACCCAACATACATTTACATACATAGCCCATTTGTAATTGCAGCCAAATGGTGCTACCGATAAAGGGTTCATTCTCTAACCCCTGCCCCGGCTGCTGCAATCAGTCGGGGTTTTTTTTTCTTATCCTATGGCAGAAATATCAATGTTCAAAGCGTCCACCAATGGCGGTGTGCGAAACAATGTTCCCGAAGACCATATGCCGTTTGTGCAGTACATTCAGGACATAAAAGACGGCATCTACTACACGGAGGTCATGGCCTACCGCAAAGCCAAGACCGAAGAAACCAAACGGAGGCTTTCAGCCGTAACTCCTTCCGGCAAGTTCAAGAAGCAAGGAAAGGAAGGCCTCGAAACGCATTCCGGTATCATCTGCATCGACATCGATGCCAAGGACAACGATGGTATTGACGTACTTGCAATCCGCCAGGACGAACACCTCTACGCATTACACCAAAGCACCGGGGGCCAAGGCTATGCAGCCTACTACCGCATCGAGCCGGACCGACACCTGGACGCTTTCTTTGCTTTGGAGAAACGCCTGGCAGACCGTTATCACATCATAATTGACCCGGCTTGCAAGGACGTAAGCCGTTTGCGGTTCGTCAGTTTTGACCCGGACGCATTCATCACCGACAAACCCGTTCCAGTATTTAAGACCTACCTACCCAAGGCCAAGGCTGCACCAGCCCCAAAGTTCTACCCACACGGTGAACACGATGTTGAACATATCCTCCAACAAATCGAAGCCAAGCGGATTGACCTGACGGATTCCTATGCCGATTGGGTCAAGATTGGCTTTGCCATTGCAAGCAAATACCACGAGCCAGGTGCGGACCTGTTCCATCGGGTTTCAGCACTATCCCCGAAGTATAACCCGGAAGCCTGCGACCGCAAGTACAAGCAACTCTGCAACTCCAAGCAGAACCAAGTGACCTTTGCTTCGTTCATGTGGCTTGCCAAGAATGCAGGGGTCGAGATTCAAACCAAGACCACTAAGCACATCGTTTCCACAACCAAGTCCCACCGCATGCGTGTCGGGACCAATGGCGGTCCCAAGGACATCAACGCGGCAACGGAAGCAGCGGTCCGGGTACTTCGGGAGATAGACAACATCGACATAGATGGCCTTGAAGAAATCGTCGCCAACACGATGGCTCTTGATACAACGGAACTAAAGTCCGCTGATACCGAAGACACACCGATAAAGCAAATAAAGGCTTTCTTGCGTTCATTCGACCTAAAACGCAATGCCGTAACCCGTTGTATTGAATACAAAGGCCAACCCATTACCGACGTGGACCTGAACAACATTTACGTTGACTGCCTCGAAGCCTTTGGCAAGAAGGAGGTCAGCATGCAACTCGTTGGGGCCATCGTGGATTCGGACTTTACACCGACTTACAATCCATTTACCCAATTCTTTGCCCGGCACGGCCATCGCAATCCTACCGGGTGCATCGAAGCCCTGACCAATACCATCCGAACAACCAACCAGGACCACACGTTTGTGCAACTCTGCATCCATAAATGGCTCTGCTCGGTCATCGCAAGTATGCACGGGGAATACTCGCTCTCTATACTGGTCCTTTGTGGCGACCAAGGCATCGGAAAGACCAACTTCTTTCGTAACCTCCTGCCCGATGAACTTCGGGCCTATTACGGGGAATCCAAACTGGATGCCGGGAAGGACGATGAAATTCTCATGTGCAAAAAGATTATCCTCTGCGACGACGAGTTCGGTGGCAAATCCAAGCAGGAAGCCAAGAAACTCAAGGAACTATCCTCCAAGCAGACATTCAGCATCCGCAAGCCCTACGGTCGGGTCCATGAGGAACTGAATCGGTATGCGGTCCTTTGCGGTACAAGCAACGACGAGGAAGTCATCAACGACCCAACGGGCAACCGTAGGATTCTGCCTATTGTAATCAGCGAGATTGACTGGGATGCCTATGCAGCCGTCGATAAGACCGACCTGTTTATTGAGGCCCTACATTCCTACAAATTAAACGGAGCCGATGCCTGGCAACTTTCCAAGGCTGAAATCAAGATGCTGAACAATCACACCATGCACAACGTGCAGCCGGCTATCGAGAAAGAAATGCTCCTGAACCTGTTCACCATCCCGTTGGACTATAGCGACCCCTACGGCAAGTGGATGAGCAATACCGAAATCAAGGACCTCATTGAAACTTGCACCAAGCAGCACATCAGTTCGCACAAACTTGGAGCGGTCCTAAAGTCCCTTGGCTGTAAGAAAATGACACGTCGGGAGCGGAATTTTCTTCCGTGCTACTTTTTGGTGAAAAATGCCGATAAAAGTGACTACGCCCAAAAGGTTGATAATAAGCGATATCCGTTTTAGTGTAGTCACTTAGTCACTTAAAATGCGTTTTTTCTTTAGGGGCTTATATGTGCATGTGTGTGTGTGTGTGTGTGTGTATAATATATACTCTAAAGAAAATAGTAACTAAAGTAACTACAGTGACTACAACCCCCTTGACGCTATCAAAAACGCAGATTTTGGTAGTCACTTCACTCAAATTCAAAGTAACTACAAGTGACCACACTTAGACCATACCAACAAACCGCTATTGACCAAATGCGGACAAGTATTGCCGAGGGCAAAAGACGCTTGATACTCTGCTCCCCAACAGGGAGCGGTAAGACGGTCATGTTTACCTACATGGTTGCAAGGGCCTTAGAGAAAGGCAAGCAGGCCATCATCTTCACGGACCGGGTGGAACTGCTCCGGCAATCCAACGGGGCCTTGGACCAGTTCGGTATCAAGCCGACGCTGATTGAGGCCAACCGCACCAGGCTCGATGTTTCAGGCAACTGCTTCATTGCCATGGCCCAAACATTCAGCCGAAGGAAGGACTCTGCCCAATACACGGACCTCTTGGCACGGATGGACCTGGTCATCATTGACGAAGCCCACAAGCAGACATTCAACCCCCTGCTGCCATACATCAACCCAAAGGCCGTGGTCATCGGTGCGACCGCAACGCCATTGCGGAGGGGAAAGCAGGAATGCCTCTCGAAATTCTACAAGGCTCTCCATGCACCGGTTCAGGTGCAGGAACTAATCAGCCAAGGCTACCTGGCCGAACCAACGACCTACGGAATGACGCAGGACCTTTCCGGTATACGAATGAAGGGCGATGATTACGACACCGAGCAGATGGCCCAACGATTCAGCGAGCGAAAGGTCTTTGCCGGGGTGGTGCAGAACTACGCCAAAGTCTGCCCAGGCAAGAAGGCTATCGTCTTTGCCAGCAACATCGCATCAAGCAAAGAGGTCTGCGATGCTTTGCAGGGTGGAGGGTTCAACGCCCGGCACGTTGACGGAGACATGCCTAAGTCCTTACGAGCCGAAACCCTTGCGTGGTTCAAGCAGTCCAACGATGGAATCCTTTGCAACTGCGACCTTATGACCACGGGCTTTGATGAACCATCCATCGAGGTCGTCATCCTCTACCGGGCGACTGCGAGCCTACCCTTGTTCATGCAGATGGTTGGCCGAGGGTCCAGGGTAACGCCAACCAAGACCCGGTTCACGGTGCTGGACTTCGGAAACAATGTGCAGACCCATGGCTTTTGGGAAACGAACCGGGAATGGTCCTTGAAGAAGAAACGAAAACGTGAGTCCGCTGGCGTTGGTGGGGTGAAGAACTGCAAGAAGTGCGAGGCCATTATCCCGGTGGCTGCCATGGAGTGCAAGCATTGCGGGTTTGAATACGAGCGAAAGCCAAAGCCTCCAGGGGAAGTCGTAAGTTTGCAGATGCTGACCAAGGCCCAAGGCATGGAAATGGCAAAGCAAAGCACGATGTACCAAAAGGCTCAACTGGCAAAGGCCAAGGTCATCAGCCCGTTTTGGGTGCTTCACAACTGCAAGACCAGGGCCGAGGCCGAAGAGTTTGTTAGTTACATGGGATGGCGGAGGGGTTGGCTTTACCACAACGCAAAACGATTCAAAGTCTTTCAATCATGATGTCCGAGTTCAAACTCCAAGCCGAATGCTTCCAGTGGCACTGGAACAACTTTCCCAACGACCGGGGCCGATTGTTCACGGTCAACAACAACGCACCGAATGCCTATGCCGGCAGCGTGATGAAGGCCATGGGCGTGGTCGCAGGGGTCAGCGACATGATATGGCTCTCGCCCACCGGTGCGGTGATGCTGGAGTTCAAAGCAGAGAAGGGCAAGCAGTCCCTCTCGCAGAAGTGGTGGCAGGGAGTGGTGCAAGAGGCAGGGTACAGGTACGAGGTCATCAGGAGTATTGAGGATTTTCAAAGAGTGGTTGCAAGTGTGTAATTCGTGTGTAAATTTGCGCTATACGCAATCGGGTATAATGAATGATAAATCAGTCAATAAGTACCATTATCGGGTATAATGAATGATGAATCATACCGCTTTAGTCAGTTCAAACCTGACAATGAACCTACAAATCGTCAGCCCATACATGAAAACGATATACTTTCAACCAAAGGGAATAAACCCAAAATTTTGCGAAGCAGGTATCATTCACGAAAGCGACAATGAATCTATCTGCTACTTAGGTGAACCTTGCAAAATATCAATTAATGATGTAAAAATCATACCAAACGAGAGCGTCACTTATGATGAAAAAAATGGGCTATATCTTGTTCGGGAAAGTACTCATTCGTGAACAAATCGTCAGCCTCTGGTCTTACCAAACCTCGACCAGCGTCAGCCTATAAGTTGACATAAATTACCCAAACCCACGCAAATTGTCCCATATAAACCCCAAACCCAATGAAACGATTTTTAGTGTTTGCAGGTGATTGCTATTATCCCTATGGTGGGATGAATGATTTTCAGGAGGACTTTGACACCTTGGAAGAGGCAAGAAGTTTTGAAGCAAAAATCAAAGAAAAGTTTAAACTTTTATGGAAGGATAACTGGAAGGATTTCAATTGGACCGAGATTTGGGATTCGGAAACACGAACCCATGTGTAAAGACCATTTCGTTGACACCACCAAAATGCTAAACCCCAACCCCATGAAAACCACACCAACCGATTTCCGACGCTGGCAACTCCACATTCGCAAGGAGTGCGTCAACTGCAACCGACCCGATAAATCCGAAACCATCAAGGCTTGGTCCGTCAACTGGACCCTGCTCGGTCGCATCCTCCAAGCCAAAAACGCTTAGTCATGGAATGGATTAAATGCTTGGACCGGATGCCGGAACCTTACGAGCCTGTCCTGATTTTTACGACCGACATGAATCAAGCCTACGCATGGCTGGGCGATGGCCGTTGGTACTACGAGCATCAAACTTGGTTCCTAATTGAAGTCAGCCATTGGATGCCCCTACCCCCAAACCCTTTTTAATTCAAACAAAATGAAAAACGAATTTATCCCTTACGAACAAGCCCTTGCACTCAAAAAACTTGGATTTGATGAATCATGCTTAGGGTACTATGATATAGAAGGATTAAAAGTAAGTTATGATAGATATTTAAATAGCGAGAACAAAAACAGTTTGTTCCCACATCCATCTATCACGAATAATCCAAAAATATCTGCCCCCCTTTACCAACAAGCGTTCAGGTGGTTCAGGGAGAAGCATGTATTCTACATTAATTCGGCTGCAAGCGACCTTTTTTACTTTGTGTATTACTATAAAGTAGGGCCGCCACATGACCCTAATGATGTATTTATAAGCGGAGTGTGGAATACCCACGAAGAAGCAGAACTCGCCTGCCTTAAAAAACTAATTGAACTAACCAAGACGGCATAAACATGGACCTAATCACTCGCACCATCCTCGGCTACACGGCAGAGGTCGTTGGAGTCAACCCCGACCAAATCACAAGCGAAGTCAAGACCCGTGAACTGGTGCTGGCTCGGTCAATCTTCGCAGACATCGCCTACTCCGAATACCTCTACACCTACTGCCAAATCGGGCGAATCATCAAGAGGAACCACGCAACCGTCATGCACAACCTCGAAATCCTTGCCAAAAACATGAGGGCGAGGCCGGACATTAAGTTTCTTCGTACACAGGTTTTGAACAGGACAAGAGATTTTTTGCAACATTAGCAAGAACCCCCTCCATCTTTGCGTCAGTGAACGCAGAGAGCATCGTCCTTGACCTGTACCGCAGCGGAGAAATCCGCAAGGCTTGCCTCACCATTACGGGGGGCAATCCGCTTTGGAAGGACCTCGAACAAGAGGTCGTCCTGATTCTGCTCGAAAAAGACCCCGACAAGATTACCAAGATGCAGGTCCAAGGCTACCTGCGCTTCTACATCGTTCGGCTCATCATGAACCTATACCGGGGCAACAACAACCAGTTTGCGAAGAAGTACCGTCATCACGACGAGCGGGTCGAAGTGGACCCCGAAACCCAAGAACTAAGCAAGGACTACGACACCCTGCTCGACGACCTTTGGGCCATCGCCCAGCAAGAGATGGACTCTTGGGCCAAGGACGGAGCCTTCCCGTACGACAAAGAACTTCTCAACCTGCTCATGCAGACTGGGAACATGAAGGCGATGTCCCGGGAAACGGGCATCCCGTACCGCTCCATCATCTACTCCATCGAACAGGCCAAGGCCAAAATCAAAACCGCAATCGAGTCCAATGGATATACTGGTTTTTCCAATCCTGATTAGCGCTTTAGCGACCCTTGCGGTCGTGGAGTTCCGGGTCCTGCCTTCGTGGTTCTACGCTTTGCCCTTTGCGAAGCGGAAGCCGTTTTCGTGCATGACCTGCTTCGGGTTTTGGCTTGGAGTCCTCCTGACCATCCCGACCTGCCAATGGTACTTGGCCCCTATCCTCGGCCTTGCTTCATCCGCCACCGCAATCATTATCCGGGAATGGACCTTCAAATGACCAACGACCAGTTCATCGTGGCCCAAAAGCATCGCAAGTACTGGGACCAGTACATCGCATCCCTGACCATGCGACTGCCACCCGATGCGGTTGGTGAACTGCAAGCCATCTTGACCGCTCACGGACGACCACCTACGAATTGGTGGTGTGCGGACTGCGTAAAATCAGCCCTCCAATACATTTACCTACAAGCGGACCTGTTCCTCGAAGTCAACCAAAACACCATAACCCACCCCCTGAATGCCCCTGCCAATCCCGAAGGATAACGAAAGCAGAGAAGGCTTTATCGGTCGTTGTATGTCCAACAACAGCGTCAACACGGAGTTCCCTGATACGGCTCAACGGCTTGCGGTTTGTGGCTCAACGTGGGAGAATCACAAGAGGCAGCAATTCGAGTCTTATTCGGATTACGGCCAAGAGATTCGGGCCAATGCCAAGCGGGGAATTGAATTGAACGAACGCAACGGGAACAAGTGTGCGACGCAGACGGGCAAGGTCAGGGCAGCCACTTTGTCCAAGGGCGAACCCATCTCGGTGGAAACCATCAAGCGGATGCACTCCTACCTGTCAAGGGCAGAAACCTACTACGACAACGCAGACGACACCAGCGACTGCGGTTACATCTCCTACCTCCTGTGGGGCGGTAAGTCGGCTCTCTCTTGGAGCAGGAATAAACTCCGGGAACTTGGCGAACTCGAAGGCTAAAGACGAAGACGAAGCCCAAGTGCAGGCTCGGATGGACTCGCTGATGATGGTCATAACGACCCTGTGCGACTGCATCGGAGCGGTGGACGATTCCAATGCCCCGAACCAGTACGAAGTGAAAATGAAAATCGTAAACAAGATTAGCGACCTAATCGACAAAATCGAATACTAATGGGAACCAGCAAGGGCAACGGCAAGTACATCGAAACCCCCGAAAAGATGTGGGAGTATTTTGAGGCATACCGCAGTCAGGTCAAGGCAAACCCAAGGACCAAGACGGTATTTCCCGGCAAGGATGCTATCCCCCAGCATGAGCCTTTGGAGCGACCCTTGACCTTGGAAGGCTTTGAGAACTGGTGTGCGGATGCAGATATAATCGAGGACCTTGGGGCCTATTTTACAAACAGGGACAAGCGATATGACGACTATATAGCCATCTGCTCGCGTATAAGGCGAACCATCCGCCAAGACCAAATCGAAGGGGGCATGGTTGGTCAGTACAACCCATCCATCACTCAACGCCTCAACAACCTTGTTGAGCGTCAGGAGAACACGGTCCACATCGAGCAACCCCTATTCCCCGACAATGACTAATGCCGGTAAAAGAGCAGGAGAAGTTCATCCGAACCACGGCCGTAAATAAGGTCCGTGAGTTAAAGCGGTTCGTCAAAGGGGTACAAGGCGGCTCGTCCGCATCCAAGACGTACTCTATCCTTGCCGTTGAGATTGACCATTGCACCAAGAACCCGTACACGGAAACAAGCGTTGTAGCCGAGTCCATCCCACACCTGAAACGTGGGGCCATGAGGGACTTCATGAAGATTATGACCGTTACTGGGCGATTCAATGCTGCCCGATGGAACGCCACCGACTTTCGGTACAAGTTCGCCAACGGCTCATACATTGAGTTCTTTTCGGCTGACGATGATTCCAAGTTAAGGGGTGCAAGGAGGGACAGGCTCTACATGAACGAGGCCAACAACCTATCCTTCCACGCTTACACGGAACTGGCAGCACGGACCAAGCAATCGGTTATCCTTGACTGGAACCCGGTCAACGAGTTTTGGTTTCACTCCGAACTGATGCAAGACGAGGACGTGGACTTCCTCATTCTAACCTACAAGGACAACGAAGCCTGCCCCAAGAGTGCGAGGGACTTCATCGAGAAAGCACGGGTCAAGGCCGAAACTTCGGAGTATTGGGCGAACTGGTACAAGGTCTATGGCCTCGGTCAGGTCGGGATGCTTCAGGGGGCCATCTACGAGGACTTCGAGGTCGTGGAGGGTATCGATGTCAGCCGAGCGAAATTCGTCGCCCTTGGGCTTGACTGGGGCTTTAGCAACGACCCAACGGCCTTGGTTGCTATCTACCGCCAAGGGGACTGCCTGCTCATTCAGGAACTGCTCTACGCTACGGGCCTGACCAACCAAGACATCGCAGACAAACTGCGGTCGCTGGGGATTACAAGGGCTTGGGAAATCGTGGCGGATTCAGCCGAACCGAAGAGCATCGAAGAAATCTACCGACTTGGCTTCAACATCAAGCCAGCGGAGAAAGGCCCCGACTCGGTTCGGAACGGCATAGACATCCTCAAGCGGTTCAAATTGCAGGTTACCAAGGATAGCACAAACCTCATCAAGGAACTGCGCTCCTACACATGGGCGACGGACAAAGAAGGCAAGAACACGGGGGTTCCGATTGATTCCTTCAACCACGCCTGCGATGCGATGCGGTATGTGGCACTCAACAAGTTACGGGTCAGTAACTCAGGGAAGTATGTTGTGGTTTAACTTTGAGGCATGAACCCCGAACGCATCCTTGACCTGCTAATCGAAATCGGCAAGACGGTTGCAGCCGTTTTCTTCATCCTCACCCTTCTAACCCTCCTTTGGGCCTTATGAAAGTCATCCACTACTACCACATCTACTGCGGTGGCAACTGGCAGTTAATTCTGAACCAACATATGATGGCCGTGTGCAACTACGGCCTCATCAACGTCTTGGATGAAATCCGGGTCGGCATCGTTGGACCACCCGAACAACGCAAGGCGGTCAAGGAGGTGCTGGAAGGCTCGATGGTGGCCGATAAGGTCAAGGTCGTAGTAACCCGGACCAATGCTTGGGAGCAGGCGACGCTGACTGAAATGTACCGGGCAAGTCAGGAAGAGGAAGCCGTGTACCTGTACGCTCACACGAAGGGGGCTGCGAATCCATCCTTGACCACCCAACTTTGGGGGAGGTCAATGCTATTCTTCAACGTCGTCGCTTGGGAGCGGTCCATGCAACTGCTCGAAGGAGTGGATGCGGTGGGATGCCATTGGATTACCAAGGAGCAGTTCCCTCACATGGCTGACCAAAACAACCCCGAAGGCTACCCATACTTCGGGGGCAACTTTTGGTGGTCTAAGTCGAGCCACATCAAGGAACTGGGCGAACCAGTACGGGACCACCGATTCCAAGCCGAGCATTGGATTGGGAAGAAACCCGACACCAAAGTCTTTGATTCCAACCCCGGTTGGCCTTCACCCGAACGCTTTGTCATAACCTTCTAATATGAAAAAACACATCGACCAACTCAAGGCTTTGGACTACTCCCACATCTACACGACTGCGGTGGACCATATCATTGAAATCTATGAGGAAGCCAAGAATCACAAAGGAGGCCACGCTTTAGAACTGGGTTCCTACCTCGGACACTCAACGCTCGCTATCGCCTTGGCTGGGCTTGACGTGGTGGTTTACGATACCGACACAACCGTAGAAGACAAACGCAAAGCCCTCCTATCCAAGTTCAAGGTCGAATGGAACAACCAACCGAGCCACATGGCCCTGCAAGAGGTCAGGACTTTTGACTTCATCTTTCACGACTCGGACCACGGGGACGGCATGATTCCCGAAATGGTCGCATTGTTCAACAAAGCCCTCAACCCCGGTGGGACGATGGTCATCCACGATGCAGAACTGCTGACGATGGTCAACCTTACGAGCCAACTGGAGCCACACGAAGCCAAGGGGTCAACCGACCAACGAGGCAGAATGCTTTTAACTCTTTACAAGAAATGAAGGCAAAAACTTACATTTTCTGCCACGATACCGACATCGTGAAGCAATGCGAAGCCGAAGGAAGGTTCAGGGACTTCTTCCCCTACACTTGGGTCATGCTTGGGTTCAAGGACTTTAGTGGAATGGCTGGGCTTGACCACATTATCGCAAGGGACGAACCCGACAACATCGAGAGCCACCGAAACCTCGTCGCTTGGACGGGTTGGTATGCTTTAGCCAAGAACGGCTACATCAAGAACGGAGATGTCGTGAACCTGTTTGAGTACGACCTAACCAAGAACGGGGACTTTGACCAACGAGCCTACTGCGCCTATTTCCGAGTCCCTGTGGACGTTGTGCCTTACTGGTCGTGTGGTGATAACTACGAGCCACATATCAAGCAGTTGACTGGAAGGGGTGTAAAGGAGTTCTATCAACCCGTCGTGCCTGTAACTTCCAATTACACGCTTACTTGGGACGATTCCTACCTTGACCTGACCATCGCTTGCATTGAGCAGAAGTTGGTCGCTATTCCTCACGTCGGCCACATCCTTGAACGAGCCTACTCGCAGAGGTTTGCTGACATTCCTTACAACGTGGCTGCATTCAAGCACGCCTTCGCCAACTCTCACGGGTTCTAAGATGTACTTAGTCGGGGTCAACTACGCAACGAGTGAATACCTTCCAGCAGCGAGGGCGCAGGCTAACCAGTATCCGTTCCCGATTACAACGACCGAGGACGAGAAACGACCGGGCAGGGGCAACAACTGGTGGAGGTGGAAGCCTCAAATCATCCTTGACGCTCTCTTTGACTTGCAGGAGGACGAAGCCCTGCTTTACCTTGACGCTCAAGACCTTCACGGAGATGGCTGCTTTGAGTTTGCCAAGCAATACTTGCAGGATAACCCCATCCTGTTGCATCAAAACTTCCACAACCATATCTCATACACCAAGGGCGACTGCTACGCATTGATGGACTGCCTTCAGTTCTTTAACGAGAAACCGATGCAGATAGAGGCAGGGTTCCTTGGCTTACGCAAGACCGACTTCACGATTGACCTCATGTACGAGTGGTCCAAGTGGCTGCACGTTGACAAGGCCGTGAATGACGACCCAAGCGAGTATCCGAACCATCCATCGTTTATTGACCACAGGCACGACCAAAGCATCTTGACAAACCTTGCGCTTTTGAATGACCTGCCTATGGTTGTTGTCCCTGAAATCCGTTGCAACTCAAGACCCAAGTTATGGCTATGAAACTCCAAGACCTCACCATTGACCAGTTCCAGCGCATTGGAGCCATTGAGTTCAGCAGCGTCCTTGGGGACTACGACAAGCGCGCAGGAGTCGTCGCAATCGTTGAGGGGGTCGATATATCCCTCGTTCGAGAGATGCCCGCCAAGAGCGTCCTAAAGCGTTACAAGGCCATTATCAGCGAGTGGAATGCATTGCCTGCGTTGGGTTACAAGCGAAAGTTCAAAGCCGGGGGCAAGTGGTGGATTCCGACCGTGTTTACGGATGAACTCACCGCCGGGCAGTTGATTGAACTCATGGACGCAAACACGACCGACGAGAAGCAGTTGTTGCAGAACCTCCACCGAATCATGGCGACCCTCTGCCGGGAAGGCGGTCTATTCGGATTCTTCCCGAAAAAGTACGACGGGGCTGCCCATGCGGAGCGAGCCGAACTGATGAAGAAGTACGCCAAGGTGGGCGACGTTTGGGGGGTTGTCAGTTTTTTTTTGCTAAGTTCAGAATCCTACTTGAAAGTTTTGAGCGACTATTCCAAGCACCTGATGACGAAGGCCGAGGGGCTGACGTAAGCCCGCTTGCCGGGTACGGCTGGCTGATGGTGGTGTGGCGGATGGCAAACAAAGACGTGCTGAAATTCGATGCCATCTTCGCCATGAAGGCGGTAGAGTTCTTGAACTACGCCCTACTGATTCACGATATTTTGGAGGCGGAGAGGATGGAGGCTGAAAGAGCAAGAAGAAGGTAGTATATTTGCATTAGTCAGGTGGCGGAATGACGGTACAAAGAGTAATGGTATGTGCCTGATACGGTAGACGCTACGAGTTGGATTTAGGTCTCAAACATTCCCGTTCGAGTCGGGCATAGTGGGCCAACTAGGAGAAACTAAGACCATACAGGTTCGAATCCTGTCCTGACTACACATTCCAGCACGGGGGACATTTACCCGTATGGAAACAACCATACTTGCGAATGGCCAACCCGTAGGTAAGTTCGGTAGCGGTTCGATGAAGGGTATCGACCAAACCGCCTTGGAGGGCATTGGTTCAATCGTAGGTCCCAAGGGTGGAGGCAAGTCCCCAGCCCATGATGTCTTGGTCAAGTGGATTGAACGGGTCATCGAACTTGCGAAGAAGAACCTCGAAGCAGCGAACGCAAATGCAGGGGGAACGCTATCCGCATCCATCGCCCCCGAAGACATCGAACTATCGGCAAAGCAAATCGTCGTGGCTATCATGGCCAACCCCTATTGGAAGTATGTTGACCAAGGGGTGCGAGGCAAAACGTCAAGCGTAAAGGCTCCGAGGTCGCCATTCCAATACAGGGACAAGTTCCCACCCGCTCAAGCCATGGCTGATTGGATAGCCAACAAGGAAAAAGCAGTTGTGCCAACCTATTCCCGTGAACTCAAGCGGATGCGGACGAAGCAGGAGCAGGGATTGGTCGATGGCAGGTCGGTAGCCTATTGGGTATTCCAGCGAGGAACACGGGCCACGAACTTCATGTCTAACGCCCTATCCCCCGAAATGATAGACGTTTTGGTGAACACAATCGCTGAAACCCTTGGCAAACCCATAAGCGTAGCAACCAAACTATAAAATGGCAACAACCGTCCTATCAGGGTCGCCCCAAGCAGCGACACCCGTTTACAACAAGATGATATTCAAAGTCAGCGGTTCGCTGATTGCACAACCCAACTACCGTTACGTCTGCGATGTGAAGAACCCAGCAGGGACGACCCTTGCACGGCTCAAGTGCGACAAACTGCCCACCACCAACTTCGGGTTCTTTGACGTTGCCAAGGTCGTTGAAACGCTGATTGCACCGACCAAGCCAACCTTGACCCAAACGGGCTTCGTTGACCATGCCGGGTATTATGCTGGGTACCGATTGGACTTCATGGAGGAATACGGAAACACTCCAGTCGTTTACACGGGAACGGTTACAACCGTGTCGGGGAATGTTGCCTTTGCAGGAAACTTGGAGCAACTCGAACTTGCGACTTGGAGTGGTGGTCTGTACTTTCCGAGCGGTGCTATCGTCAACGAAACGACCCGGATGCTGACAACCCCGACGACTCGCACGGTCTATGCGGACGGCTACGGATGGCTTTCCATTGGGCAGTTCAACTATGGGGTCAATAACGCTTACGTTCAGTATTGGAACGCAACAGGAGCGACCCATGCAAGACAGTTCGAAGTGTTAGCGTCGAATGTATCGGGTTCGAATGTCATCCGCTTCGGGGTCGGGCCGATGAACCTCAAAGCCCTCACGTCGGGGCAATGCTCGGACGGATTGGCAGGGTCGGTCAACTTCCAAGGCAATGCAGGGGACTTCTACGACGTTTACTTCCAAAAGGGGGCGAACATCACGATTCGTCAGAGGTACGTCATCGGGCAATGTCAGCGATTCAACTCCATCCCGGTACACTTTCAAAACAAGTACGGAGGTATTGACTCCTACACCTTCACGCTGAAAAACCGCAAGAGGGCCAACATCAGCAGGCAGACGTTCGGGTACAACTCGGACGTTTATGCGACCACTACCTACGACAAAGTGTGGGCAGGCGACTTTGACTACGTTTACGCACTCAACTCGGATTGGCTGACCGATGCCGAATCGGCTTGGTTGATTGAGATGATCCGATCCGGGCAAGTATGGCTTGAACTGGATGGGCAGTTAGTGGAAGCAATTGTGAACGCCAACACTTACCAATTCACGACTCGCAGGAACGACCGCCTCACCCAGTTGCAGGTTGAGGTTGCAATCGCTTACAAGAACAACATCCTATGAGCGTCACGCTGATTGCCTACCCTCTCAACGATTCCGACGTTGAGGTTCCCTATGTGGTTGACACAATGGGTGGCACGGACATCGCCATCACGTTCAGCATCGACGACATAAACGACATCACTAAGCGGAGAGGGTCATTTTCCAAGACCATCACGTTGCCTAATACGACAACCAACGCAAGCCTGTTCAAGTTTGCCTACAACGTGCAGTCCTTCGTGGGTGGATTCCAACCCAACAAGAAGATTCGTGCTGCTATGTGGGAGGATGGGGTCCAAGTGTTCAGCGGTGCGATGCAACTCCTCTCGATGTCCAAGACCAAAGATGAAGTAACTTATGAAGTCGGCCTGTTCTCCGAGGATGTGAGCCTATTTCAAGACATCCAAAACAACCTGCTTGTGAACACGGCTGGGGTTACAGGGATGAACCACACGCTGACCTCTGCTCATGTTTCTGCGACTTGGACCGCATCGGGTGCGAGCGGTTACGTTTACGGCTTGGTGGATGCCTACGGGGCCACCGATGTAATCACGCAAGGTTGGTTTGCGGTTCCTTATTGGAAGATGGGGCCGTCCATTTACGTCAAGAAGATGGTAGACCTGATTTTTGCACAGGCAGGCTATCGGTACTCTTCCAACTTCTTCAACTCGACCCTATTCAAGAAACTGGTCATCCCCTACTCTGCCGGGACGATACCCGTTACCCTGTCCGGGTCGAACATCTTTGCCCAAACTACTGGCAATATAAATGCATTCGGGACATCGTTTACAAAAGCGTTTTTCCAAAACGATTCCGTTGCTCCCTATTATGACCGAAGCGGTTATTGGGTTGCATCGTCCAGCACGTTTGTCGCTCCTACATTGCCGACAAGATGGAATGTCAGTTTTAATTTCAAACCAGCAACGGCATCGCCAATAAACAGGGATTCTCAAGGTGTTTTGAGGTTGTTGGATATTGACACAAGCGGAACCATTGAAAGCCAAACGGTCATCCTGTCAATCACTACAAACTCGTCCGCAGTTTTTCAAAACGTGCAATTAAACGAGAATCAGCGTGTCATTGTAGAATACAGGGAGGATAGAAATGCATTGACCACTTTGCCATCTGGCTCTACAATTCTTTGGGAGTGCCTTGAAAACCCCCAAAGCATCGGAGTCGTTGATATGCGGACCGCACTCCCTGCTGACGTGAAGCAGAGCGACCTGCTCGTTGACCTGCAAAAGATGTTCAACCTTTACTTCATGCCCGATGCACAGGACCCCAAACTCCTGTACATCGAGCCGTTTAAGGACTTCTACTCAAGCGAAGCCATTGACTGGACGCAGAAGGTTGACGAGAACCAAGAGCAAGTGCTGACCAATGGCGACCCCAACCAATACAAGTCGCTTGTGTTTAAGTACAAAGACATGGGCGATTACTTGTCCAAGACCTACAAGTCAAGCAATCCGCTTGCGAAGGAAGGGTACGGAGGCCGTCAGTTCTTGACGCAGAACTTCTACGGCAAGTCCGAGTTTGTCTGCGAAACAATGGCCGGTACGCTTATACCGGGGTCGTTCACGACCGACAAGGTCATCGGCAGGGCTTGGGACTTGGAAGGCAGCACGGCAAGCGGTACGGTCAAGCAGTTGAACACGGGCTACCGATTAGCGCAGTACAACTCCATTGCTCAAGGCACAACGTCTTGGTTCTATCAAACAGGCGTGAGCGGTTCGTTTGCTACGGGTGAATACGTCGCCAACGTACCATTCGTGAGCCACATCGACAACCCCTATGCACCGACCGAGGACCTTGCCTTTGGTATTCCGAGGCAGGTCTTCTACAATGCGGTCAACGCAAGCGGTACGCCAATCACCTACACGAACAACAACCTTTACAACAAGTATTGGCTGAATTACATCACCGAAACGACCTCCAAGGAAGCCTTGCAGTTGGAGTTGACGGCGGTCTTGAACTGCGTGGACATCTATCAACTTGATTTCCGAAAGCCGATTTATTACAACGGAATACGATGGAGGTTGCTTGAGATTCGGGACTATACCGTAGGCGAAGCAAAGCCTTGCCGGGTAACGCTCCGAAGGATTCTCAACCTTGCAGAATTCGTGCCTGTAACGAGCGTCCCAATAACGAGCGACCCTGCTGGATTACCGAACGGACCTATCGACCCCGACCCAGCAGACCCCGACTACGAAGCACCCATCAACCCTGAATTACCAACCCCCGGATAATGGCAGTAACTAAAGAAATCGTCCTCGAAGTAGGGCTGAAAGACTCAACCGCACAAGGCACGACAAGTGCTAAGCAACGGCTCAGGGAACTTCAAAAGACGCTGACCGAGATGGCCTTGGCTGGGGAATCCGGGACCAAGGCTTTCAAGCAAATGGAGCAGGAGGCAGGGAAACTCAAGGACCAAATCGGGGACACCTCGCAGCGAATCAAAAACCTTGCATCGGACACACGCAACATTGACACCTTCGTCGCTGGAATCCAAGGAATCACCGCTGGCTTTCAAATCGCTCAAGGTGCAGCAGCGTTGTTCGGGTCCGAGAACGAGGACTTGCAGAAGGCGTTGTTGAAGGTCCAAGGGGCGATGGCTTTGGCTAACGGAGTGCAACAGGTCGCCAACCTGCTGAACAAGGATAGCATCCTCATAACCCAAGGCCAAACAGCAGCACAGGCACTCTACGCAACCGCAGTCGGGGCAAGCACAGGGGCCATGAAGGCGTTCCGAATCGCTTTGCTTGCTACGGGTATCGGTGCAGCAGTCGCAGCCGTAGGGCTTTTGGTCGCCAAGTGGGATGAACTCACCGCAGCGGTCCGAAGGTTCCTGAACCTACCCGACCCAGCCATTGCAGCGAAGGCGAGGGAGGACGCAGCCCTTCGTGAAGAAGCAGCCCTCTCCAATTACCGGGATGCATACGAAGCCCATACAAACGCTCAAATCGCAGCAGACCAAAAGAGGGAGGCACAACTCAAAGAACGCCAACGCAAGGAAGCAGAGGCCACCCAAAGGCGTTTGGAGCGGTTAAGGGAGGAAAACAACGCAATCATCAAGTTCGTGGAGGACTTGAACCTGCAACTATACGAAATGGAGTTGGATAGGTTGAGCCAACAGGAGCAACTGCAAATCAAGGCCATGCAAGCCGAAGCCAAGCGGCGGATGCAGGTGGACACGGCTGACGCAAAGTCCAAGATGGGCCAAGCCCAGCGTGAGGAAGACCTCGCTGGACTGCGTGAGAAATACGTTGGTCAGTCGTTTGCGGTCATCAACGACATCATCATCGCATCGGCAGGCAAGAGCGAGGCAGCGCAAAAGAGGGCCTTCAATGTCGCCAAGGCTGCATCCATCGCCCAAGCCATCGTGAACACCTACCTTGCCGTAAGTTCGGCACTTGCTTTGAAGCCGACTGAATCCGTATTCCCCGGACAAAGGTTTGTGGAGGCAGGTCTTGCCCTTGCTGCCGGTCTTGCAAACGTCGCCAAGATTAAGGCTCAACAATTCCAAGGCGGTGCAGGTGCAGGCTCTCCCGGTGCAGACGTAACGGGTGCAGGAGCAAGCGTTGCACCCCCTCCCATCTTTGCGAACCCACAAACGACCAACCTCGGCACGGGCGAACTCTCGGCAGGCCAAGGCCAAGGCTCATCCCCGATGCGAGCGTATGTGGTCGAGAGGGACATCACCCAAAGCACTCGGAGGGTTCGGAGGTTGGAGGAATTTGCAACTTTGGGGGCATAGGACATTTACCACTATGGAACTACCCATTTACAGGATGACCGTGGACGAGGTGGATGAAGGGGTGCAATTCGTGGCCCTGACCGATATGCCAGCCATCGAGCGACCATTCCAAGCCTTTGCAAAAGCCAAGCAGCGATTCACCGAAACAGGCGAACGCAGGGTCCTGACTGGGCCTCTCATGCTTGCAGATACCCCTATCTTCCGCAAGGACGAAACCTATGGCGAGTACTACGTCGTGTTTGACAAAGCGACCATCCGCAAAATCGTGCAGAAGTACTTTAAGCAGGGCAACCAGCATAACGTCAACGCCTACCACAACGCAGAACTGGATGGGGTGTTTATGTTCGAGTCATTTATAACCGACTCCGAGCGTGGTATCATGCCACCGAAAGGATACGAGGATACACCCGACGGCTCTTGGTTCGGCTCCTTCAAGGTTGAGAACGACGAAGTGTGGGACAACCGCAACCTGTTCCGGGGTTTCTCCGTTGAGGGCCTGTTCGGAATGGATAAAACTGAATCCGAACTGGAGGTCGCACTCGCTGGCCTTGCCGATGAACTTACCGCTTTTTTGCAACAATTAACCCCCACCTACAAATCCAATCAACTATGAACCTAAAAAACGCAATCGAATCCCTGCGGACTGAACTCCGCAAATTCAGCACCCAAAAGCAGTCCTTCGCTGACTACAAGTTGACCGATGGCACGGTTGTCCGTGTTGACGGGGACCTCGTTGCCGGGACTGCCGTTTACGTCGTTGCCGAAGATGGCACACTTCCTGCACCCGATGGCGAACACGTCGTTGAGGGAGTTGGAACAATCAAGACCGAAGGAGGCAAAATCGTTGAGGTCATCGCTGCCGAAGTACCAGTCGCTGCCCAAGAGGTTGAGATTGAAGTGGCTCCCGAAGAACCCGAAGCCCCCGAAATGCCCGAAGCCCCAATCGCTATGACTCCTGATATGGTCGAGGCCATCGTCGCCAAGCATCTTTCCGCTATCATGGAAGAACTCAAAGCAGCCTACGCTGAAATGGGAAAGATGAAGGAGAAAATGTCTGCATTCGCATCGCAGGTTGAAACGATGGCCGACATCGTTGAAAAGGTCAGCGAACTCCCAGCCGAAGCCCCCAAGGCAAGCGGTTCCGCAATCGTTGAGCAACGCAAGGCCCAAGCATCGCAGAACTTCAACGCACTCGCACAAGCACTCCAATCACTCAAATCCAAAAACTAAACCCCTAAACCCCCACTAACCATGGCATTTACTTTTGCAGGATTAACCTCCTACACCGACCAAGAGAGGCTTCCTCTCATCACCAAAGCGGTATTTTCCGCTCGCTCTGCGTCTTTGTTCACCAAGCAGGTGGGCATCAAGTTCGCTGCTGCCCTCAACCTCATGGACACCGATGCAGTTCTGCAAGGCGGCGACCTTTGCGGTTACACAAGTTCAGGCACGACTGCGTTCACCCAGCGTAACATCACCGTTGGTCGTATGAAAGTGCAAGAAACCCTGTGTCCTCGTTCCTTGGAGCAATACTGGATGCAGACCCAGTTGACTGCTGGCTCTACCTACGATGGCGTTCCTTTCGAGCAGGCTTTCTCCGAGCAGAAGGCTCTCCGTATCGCTGAGGCTTTGGAGAATGCAATTTGGCAGGGTAACGCTTACTTCAGCGGTATCAACCAACTTTTGAACGCTGCTTCGGGTTCTACCATCAGCGGTAACACAGGTGCGGTTTCTGCGTCCGTTGGTATCACCGCATCGAATGTCATCGGCATCTTTGACGCTATCTACAACCAAATCCCACAGGCCATCCTGACCCGCAACGACCTCGTCATCTTCTGCGGGTGGAACAACTTCCGTACCTTGATTGGTGCTTTCAAAGCCTCTACAGGCGTTATGTACAACCAAGTTGACTTGGCTGGACTTGCTGACGGGGACATCATCTACCCCGGCACAAACGTCCGTGTAATCGCAGTTCCCGGCTTGACCAACACGAACCGCATCGTTGCGACCTACCTCGGCAACCTGTTCTACGGAACCGACTTGTTGAGCGACGAGGAGCAGTTCTCAATCTGGTTCAGCAAAGACAACGACGAAGTCCGCTTCCAAGCAGCCTTCAAAGCAGGTGTCCAGTTCGCTTATCCCGACCTGATTGTAGACTTCCGCTTGACCTAATGTGTAGGGGGGAGGGAAACCTCCCCCTGCTTTTTGTTCCTTGAAACTTAAAACCCAAATACACATATGTCCTGCTCCTTAACAACTGGCTACGCCCTCGGCTGCCGTGATTCCGTAGGTGGAATCAAAACAATTTACGTCCAAGGCTGGAATGCTACGGGAACCGTTAACACCAATGGCTCCGGTACTGTTACAGGCTTCACAGGTTTCTCTTCGGGTTTCTACGAGTACGACTTGACCAAGGCTACGTCATCTTTGACTGAAACCTTAAACGCAAGCATTGAGAACGGCTCGATTTACTACACCCCTGAGGTTACCTTTACCATCAACAAACTGCAAGTCGCAGTCCGCAACGAACTCCGTCTGCTTGCTCGCAACCGCTTGCTGGTCATCGTCCAAGACAACAACAACCGCTATTGGGTGTTGGGTGCTGCTAACGGCCTTGAGGCAACTGCTGGAACCGCTGGAACTGGTACTGCCTTCGGAGACCGAAATGGCTACGAAATGACGCTGACAGGGATGGAACCCGACCCAATGCTTTTGATTGCGTCAACAACTTTTACACCGTTGGCAACACAAATAGCAGGCTCGTAGTACATTCGCATCAGGTTTTCATCATCTGAGGTTTGGGAGGGCAGTCAGTAATGGCTGCCCTTCTTATTTTTACGGCCATGAAGATTTGCATCGTTTACAACGCTCACCCAACGGGTTGCAGTTTCTATCGCCTTGAAATGCCGAACGCTTACCTTGGCGACAACTACCCGGAGTTCGATTACGTCTGCGTGGAAAATATCACGACCATCAGCGATGAAGGACTCAAGTCCATTGACCTCTTCCTGTTCAGCCGGCTTTGGTGTCAGGGAACCATGGAGCAGGTTGAGAATGTTTATAAAGCCCTGACGCAATACGGAGCGAAAATCATCCTTGACTTGGACGATTATTGGGTCCTTGAATCGGGCCACATCATGTACCGCCACTATCACCAAACCAAACTTGCAGACGTGATTCGCAAGCACATCAAATTGGCTGATTGGGTTACCTGTACCACCGAACACCTTGCTGCCCGCATACGGCCTCTAAATGCGAATGTGAGCATTTTGCAGAATGAACCCTACGAGGCGTATCAGCAATTCATCCCCAACCCCGAAGAAGAACCCGACAAGCACCTCGTCAAGTTCGGTTGGTTCGGTGGGGCGCAGCACGGGGAGGATATGGAACTGCTCCGGGAATCTATGCAGCAGTTGAGGTGGGACGCAAACTTGGATGGCAAATACCGCCTCTATCTCGGAGGCTGGAACGACAACAACCCCGTGTACGAGGGCTACGAAAAGATAATCAGCGACCAAGGGAACAACCCGAACTATGGCCGAATCCAAGCAGCGGATATTTACTCCTACGTGGGGGGTTACAACTTCGTGAACGCTACCCTTGCACCTTTGCGAGATACCAAGTTCAACAAACTCAAGTCCGAGTTGAAGGTGGTCGAGGCAGGGTGGATGAACAAGGCCATCATCGCATCCGAAACCATCCCCTACACCGATGTAATCAAG